TATAGAATTTAAAGGTCTATATTCTACTTCAGAAAGCAAAGCAATAAATGCTGTCCTAGAAAATACTTTAGCTTCGTATGTTTAATATTAATTTTATATATTTCTTTTAAATAAAAATGGACGCAATAAATATAATTATAAAAATAATAACAGAGGAAGTCGCAAAGCAATATAGGGAATTTGTTGAAACTGCTGTAGACATAAAAGTTTCTGATGAGGACGACAATACTTTTAAAGTTATCGCAAATAGTTGAGAAGAAGACAGAGTATGAGATATTGTTATTGCAGCAGGAGTAGATACAAAAAATTATATGAAAAATCCAATTGTATTGGCGGATCATAGATATGCAATCGCAAGTATTGTCTGAATTTGAACTAAGGTATATGTTGATTGAAAAAAACTTATTCTTGAATGAAAATTTGCAGATAGCCCGATGGGAGATTTATGTAAATCATTATATAGTCAAGGAGCATTAAAAACTGTTTCAATTTGATTCATAACTAAACAAAGAAACGAAAAAAATAGAGACATCATTGAGAAATCAGAACTATTAGAAGTTTCTTTTATACCAGTACCTTGTGATGCAGGAGCTGTAAGTTTAGATAAAAAACAATTAGAATTATGAATAGAGATTTGATTAATTTCTAAAGAAGTTGCCAAAAAAATAGAAACGATGGATGAAGTTGTTGAAAGTATTAAATCATATATCGACGAAAAATTCGATACTATGACAAAAGAAATCAAAACAGTAACATCAAAAGATACTGAAGATGGGGAGAACAACCCACCCGAAGAAAAAAAGGTAGAGATTACAAAAGAACAAGCACAGTTATTTGTAAAAGCTCTTAGTGAATGATTATTCACTGCCAAAAAATAATCAATTTTTATATTCTTTTTTTAAAATTATGAGCGAAGCAGAATTAAAAGAATTGATGGAGAAATTAACTCCTCAATTAGAAACTTTATTAAAGTCTACTGTAGAGGCTTCTTTGAGTGATGAAACACTTAAAAGTTTAATTGCAGACCAAATGAAAGATATGGATTTGGAAGCAGACGCAGAAAAAATGGTTGCATTGGAAAAATCTGTTAAGGAATTGACAGAAAAAATGCAAATGAATACACTTTGAACTAAAGAATTGAAATCTGAAAAAGCTATTGAATTATTTGAAATGGCTGTTATCAAATCAGCAAAGGACAAAACTTCAGTAGAAGCTGAATTAAAGACTTTGACTGAGGGTGCAACTGGTCTAGGATTAGACGCTAGTGGATTATACTTTATCCAAACTGAATTCCGAAAGGAAATTCAAAAAGTTTTCAATGACAAATTCTATGCAACTGCATATTGTAGAATTATGCCAATGAACTCTAAGACTTTAGAAGTGCCTATCTTAGTGCAAAATGCAACTAATGGAGCTTGGGTAGCTGAAGCTGCATCTTGAGATGATGGGATACCAGGTGGAACAGAAATCTTATTGACTGCAAAAAAATGGACTAGATTATTGAATGCAACTTCTGAAATGGTAGAAGACTTTTCAGCGGATGGAACACTTTGGACTATGTTTGCGGAAGCAGCAGCAGAACAATTGATGTTATTTATTGACGACCAAGTTTTCAAAGGAGATGGTACAGGTACTGGATCAACTCAAAATGTTCTTGGAGTATTTAATTTGACTGGTGCGGCTGTTACTACTTTGAGTGGTGCTGTATCAACTATGGATTATGACGATTTGATAGATATGCTTTACGACATCCCTGTTAAATACAGAAGAAATGTTATATTCTTCTTTGCTAGAGATGGAATAAAAGGTCTTAGAAAGTTGAAAGATAATGATTGATTGCCTATCTATGCAGGTCCTAGAGAAGCTCAACCAGCTACATTAATGGGTTACCCAGTTGTTGAATTGGCCGTTGGTCAAGACGCAGTTGGAGACGACGAAGTTTTTGGAGCAGTTGGAAATCTAAAACATTTCGCTATGGGAATGAGAAAAAACCTTACAACTGAGTGGGGTTACATTGATTCAAATTTTGCAAAAGGAATTAAATCAATGAAAGTTGAAACAAGATTTGATGCTAAAGCTATATTCGAGGATGCGTTCTCGCTTATAAAAACTGCAGCTTCAAGTTCTTAACATATTAGGGGGGGATAACCTCCCCTCCTTTTCTTTTAATTATTAATTAATATACGCTATGAGATACAAAGTATTAAGAGGAATTATTCAATGAAAAAAAGTTTGAGATATTGTCGATATGGATTTTGATTTGGCCAAGAAATATTGACCTAATTATTTAGAGATCGATAAAAAACCTATAGAAGAAAGGGAAATACAATCGCCACCACCAGGAACAAAAGCTAAAATGACCTGGGAGCAAATTAAAGCTGAGGCGTGAGGAAAAGTAGATAAGTTTAAGGCAGACAGAATCAAAGAGATCGCTGTCGATCATAAAATTGATATTTTTAAAGAGGATGGTAAAAATTTCAAGTCTAAAAAGACATTAATTGAGGAGTTAAACATTTTAACAAAATAAACAAAAGATCTTATGAACGACTTGGACTATATATTGGGGCTAGTAAAAACTGCGTTGGGAATAACCGGTACTACTAGGGATGACGAACTAAAGCAATGGATCGAGTGAGCCATTGACTATATTTCTAATTATACTCATCGTCCAATTCGTTCAGAAGACATAGTAGAAGTTTTAAATTGAGGAAAAAATAGTAATATTATAAAATATCCAACTGATGCTATAACAAAAGTCGAATATAGAGTTGACTATACTCGAACAGAAGAAACTATAGTGTCTTGATCTATATTAATGGATTATAGAAATCCATATTTTATTGATAGAACAACTCTAGGAGTAAAAAATCTTAGACTTTCATATACTACAGGTCGAACATTACAAACTGATCCAGTACCACCACTAACAGAGGCGACAATAGGAACTTTGCCAAATGATTTATACACAGTTATAGTAAATTATGTTGTGGCCGTAGATAAATTAAATAGTTCTTGAATTATAGATGGAGTTAAATCAGAAAAATTGGCCGATTATTCTATCACTTTCAAAACATCTTCAGAAATGAGTAGTGGAAACATCTTATTGTCATCGTCGGATAAGACAATTTTAGATACCTATGTTTTATATAATCTAGTATAAGATGTCTATAAAAAATTGCAGTGCAGCAGTTCAAAGAATGGTATATGTCAACTGAAAATCAACGTGAATGACCACAGTTGCCACATACGATTGATATTGGACAGCAATTTGAGAGGAATCAAAATTATTTGATCCTGCAAGTATGGGTAAAGCATTTATATTGAAAATAACGCAGAATGATGTAGATATTAGGGATGGGGATGAGGTTATTATAGAGTCAAATACCTATTCTGTGAGTGGCGTATCTCACAGGAAAGGGGGGAATCTATATTTAACAACTGCTTTATTAAATTTGAATCAAGAAGATGCTACAAGTTAATATTGATCCAAAAGACGCAATGAAAAATCTTAATGAAATATCTAAAGATGATATACCAAGAGCTTTATCAGCTTGGATTGAAAAAGCACTTATAACTATACAAAGAGAAGCTAAAAAAGAAGTTCCAAGAGATACAGGAATATTAGCAAGATGAATTAGGTATAGGCAAACTTGAAGATCTCGTTGAGAAGTATTTGACAATGTATCGTATGCTTGATTTGTTCACGAGTGAACTAGATCGCATACAATAACAGCTAAATGATGATGATTATATTGGTCTTGAGCTAGACACCCAGTGAAAAGCGTAAGACATCCAGGAACAAAAGCCAATCCTTTCTTTGTGAGAGCAATAAAAAATAAAGAAGACAAATTATTAAGTTTATTAGCATCAACAATCGACAGCTTTATATCAAAATAGTCATAATGAGTATAGCAACTTGGAGAGATAAAATATACACAGCTCTATCGCCACTAGCAGGATCAGGTATCACAAAACCAATGACTGAGATATATAAATATGCTCCAAAAAAATGGGACAATCCGCCATTTATGATAATTCAATATGATAATACCGCTAATGAGACTGAGGATAGTTGTTCAAATAATCTTACATATAGTTTTATATTATCAATAGTTCATCTTATTAATGATGATATTGATTGGGCAACTGCAGAGCAAGCAATTTGCAATATTATAGATCTATCTATAGGATTATTAAATGATAATAGAGCTTGGGGATGAGATGCAGTGGCGACAATATGACCAACATCTGAACTTGTAGAAATTACAGCCTCTGAGAAATGAGGGGCCTTAGTTGGTAGAATATCAGTTTGAATAAAATCACAAGACGTTTTATCTTAGAATATTACAATGAATATTATACAAAAAATAGTATCAAGAGTATTATGAGTACAAAAAACAGCAACAGTAAGTAATCGATTTCCTGATGTTGTTTCTAGTGATCCTACATCTCTATCAAGATGAGACTATATAAAATATTTCAAGTCTTGGCAATATATTGCTATCACTACAATTTGAGATGCTATGTCAGCTCAAAAAACAGTATTAAAAAATAAACAATGAAACGAA